TGTTGATGACGATATTGATGCTTACGTTGTGGAATTTGGAATCATGCAAACTGGATCATCGATTGGATCCATAGGTGCAACCGTAAGACCTTCAGGTACTGTAGATTTAACATTCACTGCGAATGCAGATACTGATGTTGAAGTTAGAGTTTACCAGAATTCAATTGGTTTAGTTGACTCAGAAATTCCTGATAGAACTATCGATTTTACAAACGCTTTTATTAGAACAGGATATGGTTTCTATATAGGAGCTGAAACTGATATTAGAAGAGAGTTTAATTTAACTCACAAAAATAAACCAATTTTTGAAAGATATTTTGATGGTGGTGATTCTGATATCGTCGATATTACTAACAATACAATTACAATACCAGAGAATTTCTTTGTAACTGGTGAAAAAGTACTATATTCTTACGCTGGAGCGGGAACAACTTCAGCTATTGGAATTGCAACGACAAATATTACTGGAATAGGTTCGACTGATAAATTACCATCTTCGGTTTACATCGTTAAGAGTAATGATTTTAACGTTAGAGTTGCTGCTTCTGCCTCAGATGCTCTTAGAAATCCACCTAATGTATTAGATATTACTCATGTTGGAATTGGAACTTCTCATAGATTTGTTTCAACTAATCAAAATTCAAGAGTTATTATAGGAATTGACAATTTAATTCAATCTCCAATTGTTGCAACTGCAATAACATCCAAAGCATCAAGTTCTATTGGTATTTTTGATAGTATAATCACTTTATCTGGAATTACATCTTTCTTTGGTGGAGATTTGATAAAGATTGGTAATGAGATTATGAGAATCAATTCAGTTGGAATTGGTGGAACTAATAAGGTATTAGTTCAAAGACCATGGATGGGTACGGGAATATCAACTCACCCAGCTCACTCTTTAGTAACAAAAGTTAAGGGTGATTATAACATCGTAGATAATATTATTAATTTTGTACATGCTCCATATGGATTAACTCCAATTGGATCTGTAACCAATCCACCAGATAGTAGGGATTTTGTTGGCATTGAAACTCGTTCTACTTTTACTGGAAGATCATTCATTAGGTCTGGATTTGTAAATGGCGACTCTGAGCCTTACTCATACAATTACATTTTCGATGACATTTCCTCGGGCTTTAACGGAACTAATAATACATTTACTTTAAAATCCAATGGATCTAATATTGCAGGATTCTCAACAAGTAATGCAATTGTTTTAATTAATGATATTTTCCAAGGACCATCAAGACCTGGATCTGTTCAAATTGTAGGAGACTATGATCTCTCAGAAAACACTGGAATTACTTCAATAACATTTACTGGAACTGCAACTTCATCTTCATATGATATTAATACCAGCAATATCCCTCTTGGTGGAGTAATAGTTTCTGTTGGATCAACTGCTGGTTTTGGATATCAACCTCTAGTATCTGCAGGAGGAACTGCAACAGTCTCTATTGCAGGAACAATCTCACAGATTAGTATTGGAAATAGTGGATCTGGTTATAGATCTGGTATCCAAACCGTAAATGTTGGAGTAGCAACGTCTAGTACTGCAACTCCAAACATCACATATGTCGGAACTGCAATCATAGTCGATGGCCATGTAACTGGGATCGCAATCACAAATCCAGGAACTGGTTATACTTCTACAAATCCTCCAATTGTTATTTTTGATGATCCTCTTTCTTATTCAAATATTCCTCTGATTTATAGTTCTGTTTCTAGTGGAATTGGAACTGGTGCGGTCGCTGATATTGTGGTTGGACAGGGATCCAGTGTAATTTCTTTTGAAATTAGAAACACTGGTTATGGATATGGTCAAGGTGAAATTCTAACAGTTGCAATTGGTGGAACAACTGGAATTCCAACAGATACTTCATTACCATTTAATGAATTCCAAATTTCTGTGGATAGAACCTTTACAGATGAATTTACTGGATGGACTGTTGGAGATCTTCAAGTTATTGATCCGATAGATTCTCTTTTCGATGGTCAAAGAAAGACTTTCCCGATTAAGATTAATGGTGAACAGACAACTATTAGAGCTAAAAAGGGTTCTAATATTGAAGTAAAATCAAATCTTTTAATATTCATTAATGATGTTTTACAGGTTCCTGATGCTTCTTATACCTTCAATGGTGGAAGTATTATAACATTTAATGAGGCACCAAAAGAAGGAGACTTCTCGAAGATTCTATTCTATAGAGGAACTGGATCTGTTGATACTGTAAATGTTGATATACTGGAAACTGTAAAAGAGGGTGATACTTTAAGAATTAATAGTGATATTGGAAGTCTAAAAGAAAATTCTAGACTTGTAACCGATATCATATCTACAGATGTTGCTGAAACTAATGTTTATCCTGGTCCAGGAATCACTCAAGATGAAACTTTATCAAGACCTGTAATTTGGTGCAGGCAAACTGAAGATAAGATTATTAATGGTCAGAAAATTTCTAAGGATAGAATTCTTTATGAACCATTGATCAATCCAACATCAAATATTATTCAAAGTGTAAGTGTAGGATCAACTCAAATCTTTGTGGAGAGTGTTAAAACATTCTTTGATAGTGCTGATGAATATTTACAAGATGGAACAACTGAGATACCTCAGAAAAAGATTGTAATTACTTCACAAGATCATTTAGTTGCAGCTGCAGCTACTGCTGTTGTTTCAGTTGCAGGAACTATATCATCGATTATTATTTCTGATGGTGGAGTTGGTTATTCAACAAATCCTGTTGTAATCATTGAAAATCCTGTAGGACTTGGAACCACTCAAAGAGCATCTGCAACATCAACAATATCTGTTGGTGGAACAGTTTCTTCGATAAGTATTATTAACCCAGGAACTGGATATACAACCACAAATCCACCTATTGTTCTCATATCTTCTCCCGAAGTTACTAGAGAGGTCATTGATACTGTTTCTTATGATGGTGATTTTGGAGTAATCACGGGAATTGCCCAAACTACAGTTGGATTTGGTTTTAATGGAGTTGTGTTTGATCTCTTTATTCCACAAAATTCATTCTTAAGAGACACCGCAATTAATAATGTGGGAATTGCAACTACGGGTATTAGTGGAATACAGACTGGTTATTACTTCGTAGTCTTCAACTCTAATGTTGGAAATGGATTAACTTCAATTTATCCAAGTGGAGCTACTCTAAGTATTGGTTCTACATTTATTGATAACGTATATGAAGTTGCATCTGTTTCTATCGGACAAACTGATGTCTTAGGTATTGGTTTAACTTATGTCGCAAAAGTAACAGTACGGGTTGATGATTATAATGGGTTGTCCGGTATTGGATATAGTTCTTTCTATGGTGAGTATAGTTGGGGAAGAATTCATGATTTTATAAGAATTGATGGTAAAGAATTCAATTCCTACAATAATGGATTGATTGGAGTATCGACTTCACCTACTGTTCAAAGGTATAATCCACTCAAATACCGCAATTACGTTTCATAAATAGATAAAAAACTCATAAAATGTCTGCAATTATAACTGACCAATTAAGAATACTAAATGCTAAGAACTTTGTCTCTGCGGCAACTTCTTCTGAGAATTCTTATTATTCCTTTGTGGCTCTTCCTAATGCAACAGATTTTTCTCCAACTTGGGATGTACTCCCTCCTGCCCCGATAGACAATTTTGATCAAGAGAATGATTATTGGGACACAATGATTGCTCTCAAAAAAATTGGAGAAGACGATGTAAAGCAAGTTGTCCGTAAGGTCACTTGGCAGTCTGGAATTACTTATGATATGTATCGTCATGATATCAGTAGAAATAGAACTTCCAGACCTTCTGGATCAACTAGTTTATATTCCGCAAATTATTATGTGATCAATAGTGATTTCAGAGTTTACATTTGTCTGAATAATGGAACTTCACCCGAAAATCCAGAAGGTAGACCATCACTAGATGAACCTACTTTTGTTGACTTAGAACCAAGATCTGCTGGAAGTAGTGGTGATGGTTATATTTGGAAATATCTCTATACTATTAAACCAAGTGATATCATTAAGTTTGATTCTGTTAATTTTATTCCTGTTCCTAAAAACTGGGAAACAAGTACAGAAAATGCTGCTGTTAGAAATAATTCATCTACCAGTGGACAGTTGAAGATTGTAACGATAACTAATCGTGGTGTTGGTCTTGGAACTGCTAATCAAACTTATACAAGAGTTCCTATTAAAGGTGATGGTACTGGAGCTGAATGTACGATCACAATTAATAACGATTCAAAAGTCGAGTCAGTAACAATTTCTAAAGGGGGATCGGGATATACTTATGGAACTGTAGATATTGTTGATGGTAATGTGCCTTCTGGTTCTATATCTCCATCATTTGATGTTATTATTCCTCCTCAAGGTGGTCACGGAGCTGATATCTATAGAGAACTTGGTGCGTATAACGTAATTGTTTATTCTAGAATTGAGAATGATATAGAAAACCCAGATTTTATCACTGGAAATCAAATTGCAAGAGTTGGAATTGTAGAAAATCCAGAAGCATACAACTCATCTTCAATTTTAACTTTAGATAAAGCAAGTGCAGTTGGTGCAATAAAATTATCCGGTAATTTTCAATCAGCATTTTTCCCCACAGACAGTCAAATTATTCAAACAATCGGTGTAGGATCTACAGCTGTTGGTAGAGTAATTTCTTATGATCAAAATACGGGTGTCTTGAAATATTGGCAAGATAAATCTCTTGTTGGATTTAATACAGATGGAACTGCTAAAACAAATCCAACTTATGGATTCAGTCTCAATAGATTTACTTCCAATATTAGTACAGGTGGAACTACGGCAATCGTAGGAACAGCAAGCTCTTTATCTATTGATACAAACTTCACAGGTATATCAACAGTAATAAATAATAGAACATACTACTTGGGTCAATCCTTCGAATCTGGTGTGTCTAATCCAGAAGTTAAAAAATATTCTGGAAATATCATTTACGTCGATAATAGACCTTCGATAACCAGATCATCTAATCAAAAAGAAGATATCAAAGTCATTTTGCAATTCTAAAGAATTATGCCACAGGAAACTAATCTCAACGTCTCACCATACTTTGACGATTTTGATCCCCAAAAAGATTATTATAAAGTTCTTTTTAAACCGGGATATCCGATCCAGGCTAGAGAACTGAATACAATTCAGTCAATCAATCAAACTCAGATTGAAAGATTTGGTACTCATATTTTTAAAGAGGGATCTGTTGTAATTCCTGGGCAATTAAAATATGAATCACCATTATATGCTATTCAAATTGAACCTGTCTATAATGGAGCTCCTATTTCATTATATTTTGATCAGCTTTTAGGATCAAAAATTAGAGGACAAAGTAGTGGAGTAACTGCTGAAGTAGTATATCTTTTAACTAACACTGATTCTGAAAGAGGTAACTATACTCTTTATATTAAATATCTTCAAAGTGGAGGTGAAGATTTTGATGTAAAGATTTTTAGTGATGGTGAAACTCTTTTATTGGAAACTCCTGTAACTTATGGACAGTCAACAATACAAGCTGGACAAGGATTTGCAAACACACTTGCACAGAATGCAACTGCTGAAGGTTCAGCAGTTTCTGTAGCTCCTGGTATTTACTTTGTAAGAGGAACTTTTGCTAGAGTTGGTGAACAGACTATTTTGTTAGATCAATATGGCATTAATCCTTCATATAAGGTTGGATTTGATGTTCTGGAAAGTATTGTAAATGCTTATGAAGATCCAACACTTTTTGACAATGCTCAGGGATTCTCTAATTATGCAGCTCCTGGTGCGGACAGATTTAAGTTGGAACTGGTATTATCGAAGAAAGAAATTGATGATAATCAAACTGATTCTTTTGTTGAAATTTTAAGAGTTCAAGGAGGTATTCCTCAGTTTTTTGATGAAAACCCACAGTATAATATTTTAAGAGAACAATTAGCTAGAAGAACTTATGATGAATCTGGAGATTATTTCGTAAAACCATTTACACTTTTTGTAAGAGATTCTTTAAACGATAAAACTCTTTCTGATGGGATGTTTTTTGAGAATCAAAGAACAGCTCAAGGAAATATTCCATCAGAAGATTTAATGGTCTATGAAATTGGACCAGGAAAAGCATATGTTCAAGGATTTGATGTTGAAACTATAGCTGCAACCTTATTGGATGTTCCGAAAGCAAGAACAACCAAAAAATCAGATACTCAGTCAGTATCTTACAATTCAGGATCTTTGTGCATCGTTAATAATGTTTATGGATCAGTAAATCCAGGATTGGGAACTGATTCCGTGGTCAGTTTGATGGATTCTAGAATTGGTTCCGATGCTTATATCGCAGCTGGAACAACAATTGGATACGCTAGAGTCTATGACTTTATTCCAGAGACTAGTTATGTTGATAATACAAGTAGGTTTGAATTAAGATTGTTTGATATTCAAACTTATACCACTATTGGGTTAACAACCTCATTTACAAGTACACTATCAACTCCAGCCTTTATTGAAGGAAAGAGAAGTAATGCTTCGGGATATTTAGTATCAAATACTGATGCAGGAGTAGATTCTTTAACATTATATCAAGTTAGTGGTAAATTTTTAGAAAACGAGCCCATTTCTATAAATGGAATTGACGATTCTCGATTGATTAACTCTGTAACAGACTACTCAATCAGAGATATTAAATCAATATATTCTCAAACAGGAATATCTACATTTAATGCTGACTTATTATTAAGTAAAAAATCATACATTGCAAGTCCGGGATCAACTTTTAATATAACCGCTTCTAGTAGTGGAATTAGCACTGTTTCTGCGGGATTAGATAAGAATTTTGTAAAATTGATAAAACCGGGAGATATTATTTCATACTCTTCATTTGGAAGTGACCCAATTTACAATAAAGTAACTAATGTGAGTCTTGGTGGAACTTTCTTTGAGGTTCAGGGTATTACTACAGTAACTGGTGTTTGTAATGGGGCTTTATCAAACATCAATCAAAATGTAACAAATATTGTAAAAATTGAATCTAATATTTCAGGAACTAAGTCTTTAATGACAAGACTTGGTGATAAAAATATCGCCACCTTAGATTTTGCTGAAAATGAAGTAATTCAAAGAAGAACTTTCACGGGATCTTTCTCAAGTAATACAATTTCAGTA